TAAATTTGACTATGTTCAAGATGGCTACTTTACCGAGTTGAAGGAATCAGAGATTATAACAAATAGAGTTAACACTGTTAAGAACATGGAAGACATGATTGGTGTTTACTACTCACGCAACTTTGTTCGTAAGAAGGTTCTACGTCTATCTGATGATGACATTGAACAAATGGAAGAAGAGAATCAAGAGGATCCAATTCTTCAGCAGCAGGCTGAGCAGCAAGATGCTCAAGCAGAAATGCAACAACAGCAAATGAATATGCAGCAGCAACAAGCTGCTGCTAATCAGCAACAGGAAGCACAGAAGCAAGCAGATAAGCAGCGTGAAGCTGATATGAAGCAGGTTTAATTGAACAGATTGATAAATAATTAGAACATTGGAGTTATTATATGTCAGAACACGTAAGAGATATGATTGGTGCAGTTATTAATCAGGATGCAGCTGCATTCTTAGATAAGTTTGAAACTGCAATCAACACAAAGGTAGCAACTAAGTTGGATACAATGTATCCAGAAGTTGCTCACGCAGTAATGAATCCACAGGCTGAAGTACCAACTGAAGCCCCAGCAGAACAGTAAGAGGAATACCATGGCCACAATTCGCGAATCATTAAAGAAGCTAGTAGAGGTTGCTAAGCCTGTTCCTGGTGATGAGCAGGAATTTGTGGCTAAGCATGGTATGAAGATTATGGATTTCCAGGGTAAGGATTCAATCTCTGCTGAATCACCATACGATCACATTCTAAAGAATGTGGCAGCAATCAAGAAGCCAGGCGATCCTGGTAAGGAAGACCATGGCCACGATGCCCCAGGCGAGTCAGAAGCTGCATATCATATTCCAGAATCAAGAGAAGAGAAGATTGCAAAGCTTTCCATGATGATGGAGGCAACAATTGACCCAAAAGAACAACAGCTAGCAGATAATCTTAAGAGTTTGCTAGCTGAAACTTTTAGCCTATATCTTAAGTCCCATCACTATCATTGGAATGTGATGGGTCCAGACTTTGCTCAGTATCATGACTTCCTAGGTGAACTATACAAGGAAGTTCATGGTGCAGTAGATATGATTGCTGAGAGCATTAGAGTTCTTGGTGAACTTGCTCCAGGCAATCTTGGTTCACAAGATGTAAGCACATATACAAATCCATTAATGATGGTCAATGACCTAATGATGGATAATGAGAAGGTAATTGCTTCTCTAAACAATTCTTACAAGCTAGCTGAGTCAATGAATAGACTTGGTATTTCAAACTTCCTACAAGATAGACTAACAGCACATGAAAAGCACCACTGGATGCTTCAAGCCATTTCTGGCATTAAGGGTGAAGAGCCAATGCAAGAAGCTAAGAAGCAAGTTGTTGGTGTCGAGATGCATTACGCTCATGCTACAAAGAAGCCATTCAAAGTTACTCACTTCTCTGTTCAAGACGCAGAGCGTGGTAGAAAAGAATATGAGAAGATGGGCTATAAGCTAAAGGGTAAGAAAGCTCAAATGGGTGAAGCAGTAACTGATTATAACCCACCAAGCCAGGGTGGAACAAGAAAAGAGTTGCTAGCTAAGCTTAAGCAAACAAAAGATCCTAAGCATGCAGAAGCTGCTAGAAAGGCTGGCGCAACACAGGATGAATTAAAGTCTGCAATGAAAGAAGAAATGAAGCCACTTCTTCCAAAGCAAAAGCAAATTGCTAGAGATCTTCTAAAAAAAGAAATGGAAGATCGTAAGAAGCAGCGCAATGATAACAGACAAGCTGGTACACCAAAGATTACAGAGTCTGAAGAAGACAGAAGAGAGAAAAATGACAAGGAGCGTGAGATGAGAGTTGCTACTCCAAGACCTCACACTTCAAATGACCTTGAAGGTATGAGATATAGACTTCAAGCCGTTAAGAAGCAGATCATTGACAAAACATGATAAAGTTTTTAGATTTTCTTAATGAAGAGAGTGAACTACAAGGAGGCTTGCATAGCAGGAATCCAATGAAAGCAAGAAAGGCTGCTGGTGAGCTGAGAGCAGAGATGCGTAATAAGATCCCAGCCAGTCATGCAGAAAGATTAATTGGCAAGTATAGTAACCATCCTAAACTTGCATCGGAGTTAAGAAACGCAAAAGAAAAATATCCAGAAGCTGACGTGAGACCAATCTTAAAGACTCACATTAAGCAAATGGGTATTAAACATATGGGTGTATAAGAATGACAGACACAGTAAAATTTTTAACATCTGAGATTGCTCTCACGACTGCAAACAATGTTAGCTCGGCTAATGTTGTTAGACTTATTAATACAGATAACACAACAGCATCTACTATTACCCAGAAAACATCTGGTGGTGCTACTATTGCAACCTTCACTCTTGGTACAAGAGATTCAAATTATGGATGTATATTTGTAATGAAGCAACCATCTCATACACTAGAAGCATCAGGCGGTACAGTAAAGGCTGTATCTGTCGCCTACTACTAAAGGTAAACGACAATGAAACTAATTTGCGAAGTATTAGACGAAGTAAAGCTAATAACAGAAGAAAAGGAAGATGGCAAGAAGGACTTCTTTATTGAAGGTATCTTCATGCAGGCTGATCTAAAGAACAGAAATGGTCGTATCTACCCTATGCCTGTTATGGAAAAGGAAGTTAACCGCTACGTTAAAGAATACGTAGATACAAAGAGAGCATTTGGTGAGCTTGGCCATCCAGAAGGTCCACAAATTAACTTAGATCGTGTTTCACACATGATCACAGAGTTGAAGAGGGATGGTTCAAACATCATTGGTCGTGCTAAGATCCTAGAAACACCAATGGGTAACATTGCCAGAAACATCATGCAAGGTGGTGGTGCTGTAGGTGTTTCATCACGTGGTCTAGGTTCACTTAAAGAAAAGAATGGCATTATGGAAGTTCAAGATGACTTCACTCTTGCCACAGCTGCTGATATTGTAGCTGATCCATCAGCACCAGGTGCATTTGTTAGTGGTATTATGGAAGGTGTAGAATGGGTATGGGATAATGGTTTGCTGAAGGCTCAGCAAATTGAACTGTATAAAGAAGAGATTGAGAAGGCAGCAGCCAAGCCAAATAAGCGTGCTTTGGAAGAAGCAATGCTAAGAACCTGGTCTGACTTCTTGTCAAAACTTTAATATTATAAATAATAATAACCAATTTACGTAAATTATTTGGGAGAAATTACAATGTCAGAAGTACTTCAAGAAGAAGATTTTAAGGTACCAGGTGTTAATGCATCTGTTGCCGGTCCTGTAGCACCAGAGGGTGGTGAGGATTCATCAAAGGCTTCAAAGAAGGGTAAGCCAGAAATGCCAATGGAAAAGCTAAAGGCCGTTCAAGAGGACCTAGCTGCTCTATTTGATGGTTCTGAGCTATCAGAAGAATTTAGAGAAAAAGCAACTGTCGTTTTTGAAGCTGCTATCAACGAGAAGGTTTCCGGCGTTGTAGCATCTCTAGAAGAACAATACGAAGCTAAGCTAACTGAAGAAGTTGCTGCTATCGAAGAAGCTCTAGTAGAGAAGATTGACAGCTACCTAGACTACGTAGTAGAGCAATGGGTAGAAGAGAACAAGCTAGCAATTGAAAGCGGTATTAAGGCCGAAGTAGTTGAGAGCTTTATGGAAGGCCTAAAGGGTCTTTTCGCAGAACATTATGTTGATGCTCCACAAGAAAAGCTAGATGTACTAGCTCAGACAGCTGCTGAAGTTGAAGAACTAAAGGCTAAGCTATCTGCATCAATCAATGAAAATATTGAACTATCTAAGAAGCTTCAAAATGTAGAAGCAGAAAAGGCATTCATCGAAGTATCAGAAGGCCTAGCTGCAACACAAGTTGAGAAACTTCGCACATTAGCAGAAGGCCTAGAGTATGCTGACGTTTCTTCATATAAGAAGAAGCTAGGCATGATCAAGGAATCATACTTTGCTGCTAAGAAGGTAGAGTCAAATGCTCAGCAACAGCTAAATGAGGAAGTCGCTCCTGCTCCAGTAGAAAAGGCAGTGGACCCAGTCATGAACAAGTACGCTGCAGCGATTTCTCGTTCGGTCCAAAAATAACCATTTTATAAATAATTAGACAACCTCAAAGGAGAGATAAAGATGTTTTCTAACGAACAACTTCTAAAGAAGTGGCAACCAGTTCTTGAGCACGCAGACCTTCCAGCTATTAAGGATTCTGTGCGTAAGTCAGTAACTGCTCAGCTACTAGAAAATACAGAGCGTTCAATGAAGGAAACTGGTGGTGTTCCATCACAACTTCTAGAAGCTTATTCAGTAACAAACTCAACAGGCACAGCTGGCTTTGGTGACGGCGTTGCTAATTACGACCCAGTTCTAATTAGCCTAGTTCGTCGTTCAATGCCAAACCTAGTTGCTTATGACGTTTGCGGCGTTCAGCCAATGACAGGTCCAACAGGCTTGATCTTCGCAATGAGAAGCAAGTATGTTGACCAATCAAACTCAGCAGCTGAAGCATTCTATAACGAAGCAAATACAGCCTTCTCATCAGTAGCACTAGGTAACTCAACAGTTAACCTACCAGGCTACCGTCACGTTGGTACAGTACCAGGCACAGCAAACAATGCTGAGTCAAATACTTACAACTGGGTAGGTGGTATGGAAACAGCAACAGCTGAATCCAACAATACATTTGCCAACATGGCCTTCTCAATTGAAAAAGTTTCAGTTGAAGCAAAGAGCCGTGCATTGAAGGCAGAGTACACAATGGAATTGGCACAAGACTTGAAGGCAATTCATGGTCTAGATGCTGAAGCTGAGCTATCAAACATTCTACAATCAGAAATCCTTGTAGAAATCAACCGTGAAGTTATCCGCACAATTAACGTAACAGCTAAGCGCGGTGCTAACAACACAACATCAGCCGGTACATTCGACCTAGACGTCGACGCAAACGGCCGTTGGTCAGTTGAGAAGTTCAAGGGTCTAATGTTCCAAGTAGAGCGTGAAGCTAACCAAATCGCTAAGGACACCCGTCGCGGTAAGGGTAACATCATCCTTTGCTCTTCAGATGTTGCATCTGCATTGCAAATGGCTGGTGTTCTAGATTACGCTCCTGCTCTAAACAGCAACGCTCTAAACGTTGACGACACAGGCAACACATTTGCTGGTGTTCTAAACGGTCGTATCAAGGTCTACATCGACCCATACGTAACAGACAACTATCTAACAGTTGGCTATAAGGGCGCAAGCGCATTCGATGCTGGTATCTTCTACTGCCCATACGTTCCACTACAGATGGTTCGTGCAGTTGGCGAAGATAACTTCCAGCCAAAGATTGGCTTCAAGACACGCTACGGCATGGTCGCAAATCCATTCGCAGAAGGTGCTGCATATGGTGCTGGCGCTATGACAAAGGACGCAAACGTATACTACAGACGCGTCGTCGTAAGCAACATTCTATAATCCGAAAGGACTTAATAGAGAAAGAGGGCCGCGAAAGCGGCCCTTTTTTTTGCTTGATAAATATTGGTATGCAATACTTGAGGTGACTTATGATTGACAATGCGAGATACCTAACACGATATACAAGAGACAAAAGAACAGCTGAGCTCTATGAGCTTCCAGATGGGTATGTTGTTAGAATGATTGAAAACAGACTCATCAAGGAAGATAGAGTAATTAAAAACAAGTCCGTCCACTATGTTGTGGATACTTGTGAAAACTGGTGTGAAGGAATAATCGATCCATGGATTTAATTCCAATAACCATTGATGAAAATGGTATAAAAAGACATCCTATACTAAGAGAGATAGTTAGAATAGACCTTGATCTTACAGGTCTATGCAATAGGCAGTGCTCGTTCTGTCCTAGAAGTCTGGATATGGATCCAGTGTATCCAAACATCAATAAGCAGATGTCTCTAGAGACTGTAGAGATTCTAATCAAGGAAATGCAATCCATTGACTTCAGAGGCTGGTGGGAACTGGCTGGTAGGGGCGAAAGTACTCTCCATAAGAAGTTTGATGTCATTGTTGACATGATTACTTCTGTGCCAAATAAAAAGTGGAAGGTAAGATTAACCACTAATGGCTATAAGATAGATGAGTGGTGGAATTCATCTGTTGGTATGAAACTAGATGAGCTCTATCTAAACAGCTATGAATCAGAAGCTGAGTATATTGAGAGACAACAAAAATATGTTACACTACCTAGTGGTGGTGCAGTCAAACATTATTACAAACAAGATGGATTTACTATTGATCAAATAAACAATATGCCTTCGTATATTGAAGATGGTAAGTCTTGGAAGCA